TATTTCCCTTACGACTCTAACGCATTTCGCGTCGGGATCGGGAAGGACGCTGCCGTCTGTTTGGAATATTTGACTGAAGAACTCACCGAGAAATCTCGGAAGCTCAGTACCTCGAATGGATGAGAATCCAACCGAAGTAGAGTTCAGTTTTATCGTTCCAGTAAGCGCTTGATCAAAGTGCTTACACAGACGGGGTAAGGTTTTCGTGAGAAAACCGGTTCCTTCAAGAAGGTACCTCCGATAGGCAACTTTCGTTGTCTGTCGAAGGGCCTTTGTGTTGAACACAACTCCACAACGCATATGAGCGTCTTGGAGAAGTGCGGCGATGAGTTGAAACTTATCTAAGCTCTTATTGGATACCATAAGGTTGTCCTCTTAGAGCACGCATCCTCTCCAGACTTAACCAACAAAACAAAACATGAAACAAACTAGAAAGTCTGCTAAATGTCCTGTCCCCTCGAAGAAACTGTCACTGCATGACCAAGCCGTTATACTTGAGCATTCGCTCAAGCACCGCGACATTGGCCAGGCAATGATCAATCTCCAGAGGTGGGGCTTTAAAAGCTGTATCATGAGTATCTATATTCATGCCAGCCATCAAAGCAAGATGTGGGACCAAACGGATAGGCCAGAGACAGATCTTATATCTGTCGCAGCAATTCACTACGAAAACGTAGGCGACCCTTTCGGGTTCGTCGACGCTGAGCAGTTAGAATTGTGCCTTACACCTTACGACGTTGACAAGCTAGGACGCGATATCGCGCCGGAAGCCCTTAACGCCGATGGGAGACCAATTGGTCGGTAATCCACACCTTGAAACCGACATCCTCATCTCTTGGGACGAGTCAGCCAAGCTTTTGCTACAGAAGCAACAGCAAGGATGATAACGACCGAGAGTAGGAGCTCTTTGAGCTCCGAGACGATGGTCATAAACCACCGTTGATGAGGGCATCGGCACCGTAACCCGTACAGTCATACAAGATCACATTTGAGGCCCCTTGCGAGGCCACATTACTGATCAAGTTTGCCAGGACGTTCTTAGCTTCGGCGTACGACGTGAGATCTCCAATAGGGAGATCAACAACAACGTACGCAGATATTCGTTCAGTCTTGGTAACGTCAACTTGGCCTGCCACGGTCTTATCGACCCTGACAACGCTTCGTCGACGCTTGGCTGTGCCCGTGCCGGTCTCAAGATGAGAAACCGAAACACGATGGGGGTTAGCTGGGAGCTCTCCACTTTTGGAGAACACCAGTTGACGGCCAACGCTGGATAAACGGAGGAATTCTTCCTCAGTACCGGCGCTGTTCTTAACTTCATTGGTTATTAGGTTTGCAGGATACATGCAGTTTCATGGAACGGGACTTAAAGACCCCGTTTTGTCTTACTTGCGTTAACCTCGCAAGCGGAGGTTTGAGCGTCTACGCCGCGTTATCGCGAGCGCCACGCCCAGACTGACCTCTTTCGAGTCCAGGCTGCCCACAAAAAGTGGGTCACTAAATGACGGCAAAACCACGTCGCGACGATAAATCGTTTCGTGGAGGTCCGGCAAGTAGTATGTTGTGATCCTATTGGGAAGGTCGGACGTACCAGTGTCAATTGACACGCGCGTGCGTCTTTCCGACTTGTAGGACCACATGTACCTTTCTATGCTAACCTCAGGTTGCAGGTTGAGGATTTTGCGGCCATCGAGCCACTGGCTAACGCCAGCGACCCAGTCGACCACAAAACTCCATGGGATTGCATTCCAGAGAATCGAGGGGTTAAGGTTAACCCCAAGACGATCCAGAAGTCCCAGAATACGAGCATGCTCGTTTTGGAATTGAGATAGGATAAACCTATACTCAACCTCAGCATGGAATATTGAAGGCTGATCTACCACCGTATATCGCGTACAGCGAATAGTTGGACGTAATCCGTTGGAACAGCCAGTGAACCCTGCAGGGGTTGAATACCCTGCAAATTGTTCAAGGCTAAGTCCATAAGACAACGTTTGGCTAGCGCCAGCGAACTGTGGTGATATCCAACGATAGGTATAATGCCTACGTTGAAGCCTTCCCTGACGAAGATAAAGGTCTTTTATAAGACCTTCAAGATCGGACAGTGCGGACCAGAGTCCGCAGATGTCGGAGAAGAACGGCTTGATGTTAAACTCCTCTTGGAGGTACGCATCAGCCGGTGCTCGGAGTATCTCGCGCAACGTACGACCCTCGTGAGCTGCAAAGCTCGCGCGGATCTTGCGTAGGTTGCCCTTCAGGGGCTTCCATACCGTCCCACTAGCAAACAGCTTGACCAGCTTAGGGAGAGATCCCAAAAGCGAAGCCAGGTCGTCGGCATAGTGTTGAAGGTTGCGGATTGTATGTGGCAGGGACTTGAAGTCCTTCAATTCTATAAGAGAATTGACTAACGACAAGTCCTTCTGCTTTAATATCTTGGGCATTAGACTCCGGATGGAGTTTCGTGTCAAAGTATTAAGGCCTACAGGATCAGCGATAAAACGTTGATCAGGTAGTGATGTCACCATAGAGGGGAGCCCGAAATAATGGGTCCCATACGGTCCGAACTGCGAGCGAAAGGAGGGTGTGTCAACCGGTAGTAAAGGGTTGGCACCCGTTAAACTCCCTGTCCGATACTGGCCTATGCCAGTAGCAGAGTCGACAGCCCACGGTATAGTAAGCCACTGCGAGATGGTCCGGTTTGAACCGGTGCCATCAGGCAAAGCAGGATCAACCAGCTCGCACGTATAGTGCTGGCAGGGTTTATTCTGGCTTCTGTAGTTCTTATTATACGGTAACCAATCAAAAGGACGATTATCGTCTTGCCAAAACCTTTCAAAGCGTCTGCTATATGCAGGCGTCTTGTACGGAATTGTGATTGATCCCGCGATGGGAGGGTTCCAATTCGGGGCAGGTACAATAGTGTACTTAACCGTCACTGGAGCCGCCACGCGCGGTACGGGTATGTCGCGCTCGCGATAGTTATGCATAGAAGTGAGAAAGACTGTTGGAAAACAGTCAAAGCTCAGGCGCAAGAACCTTATAAGGAGTCCTCTATTCAGGGCCAGTTACTAATTGGCCTAGAGAAGTCCCGATTGGGGTTCGAGTGGTGCTGTTGTTACAACACGAGGAGTGCCCG